GAGTTCAACATCTACCACCGCAAGGACGGCGTGCTCGTCAAACTGGCGGACGACTTGATATCGGCGAGCCGCTACGCGATGATGGGGCGCAGATTTGGGCGAACCATGAACCGTCGTGTCTCGTGGGGAGGTGACTACAGGCCCCCCGTTGTGGTAGCTGCCGGAACAGGCGAAGTGAAGCTCTAGAGGAGAACGACCATGGGTGGATTGTTTGGCGGCGGACCCAAGGCCCCGCCCCCCGTCGCGCCGCCGCCGCAGATCGACGACGCCACGTCGAAGATCAACGCCGAGGACCAGGCCGCCCGCAAGCAGGGTCGGCGCACCACGATCCTGACGAGCGACACCGGCCTCCCGAACCTGGGCACCACGTCGAAGACTGGACAGTGACATGGCCGGCGAGGAGCTTGCAAAGACGCTGAACGACCGGCTCAAGCGGCTCCAGTCGGATCGCGTGAACTTCAACTCGACCTGGGAGCGCATCGCCCGCGTCGTGCTCCCGACGAGCATCGGGTTCACGACGACCTATGCGTCGGGCACGAACCTGAACCAGGAGATTTTCGATAGCACGGCGCAGATGGCGCTCCCGCGCTTCGCCGCTGCCATCGACACGCTCGTGACGCCGCAGACCAGCAAGTGGCACAACCTCGTCCCGAAGAACCGGTCCAACGTTCGCAACCCGAACGTCCAGCGGTTCTGCATGGGCCTGACCGATCTGCTGTTCAGCGTGCGCTACGCGCCGCGCGCCAACTTCGCCAGTCGCGCTTACGAGACCTACATGGGGCTCGGGGCCTTCGGCAACGGCGCGCTCTACATCCACGACGCCAAGCCCGGCATCCGCTACATCTCGATCCACCTCTCGGAAATCTGGTTTGACGAGGACCACAACGGCATCATCGACACGGCCTACTGGGTGCACGAATACACCCTGCGCCAAGCAGTCCAGCGCTTCGGAGACAAGCTGCCCGAGAAGATGCGCAAGGACGCCGAGACCGCGCCCGACAAGAAGGTCAAGTTCTGCAAGGCCGTCTATCCGCGCGCCGACCGCGATCCGCGCAGCCGCGAGAACAAGCACATGAAGTTCGCCTCGGTGACGTTCATCGTCGGCGAGGACTGCGTCGTCGAGGAGAGCGGCTACCGGACCTTCCCGTTCGCCATCGCTCGGTACGTCACCGCGCCCCGCGAAATCTACGCTCGCGGCCCGGCGCAGGACGCCTTGTCGGACATCCTGACGCTCCAGGAGATGGCGAAGACCAGCCTGCGCTACGGCCAGCTTGTGACCGATCCGACCTGGATGGCGGTCGATGCCGACAGTCTCGATCCGTTCGCGGTGCGGCCGGGCGCGATCAACTACGGCTACCTGTCGCCGGACGGCACGGACCGGATCAAGCCGCTGCGTCCGCAGGGCGAGACCGGCTTCACGCTGGAACTGATGAACCAGCGCCGGCAGGCCATCAACGGCGCGTTCCTCATCAACCTGTTCCAGGTGCTGATCGAACAGCAGGGCGACCGCAAGACGGCGACCGAAGTGATGCAGCTTGTCCAGGAGAAGGGCGCGCTGCTCGGGCCTGTCGGCGGCCGCCTGCGCACCGAGTTCCTGGGCGCGATCATCGAGCGCGAACTGGACATCCTGTTCCATGCCGGGGCGGTACCGAGCGAGGACGTGCCTCGCGAACTTATCGAGGACGGCGGCCTGGATGTCGAGTTCGACAGCCCGTTGACCCGCGCGATCAAGGCCGAGGAGGGTGTCGGCATCCTGCGCACGTTGGAGAGCGCGACGCAGATGGCGCAGTGGGACCAGAAGATCGTCCGCCGGGTCAACACGGGCCGCGCGCTGGAGCGCCTGGCCGACATCAACGGCGCGCCGCCGGACATCCTGTTCACGGCCGACGAAGTGGCAGAGCAGGATCAGGCGGATCAGGCCAACGCGCAGGCGGCGCAGATCGCCGAAGCACTGCCCGGCATCGCCAAGGCGACGAAGGACTTTGCGGAGGCCAGACAGATCAGCCAGGGCTCGCCGGCTGGATCGACGACAGGAGTGATCTGATGCTTACGTTCACCGACACCTTCAGGCTAGTCGCTTCGACGGCCGACACGAACCCGCTGCTCGTGAAGAACGCGAGCGGCAGGCTGTTCAGGATAACGGGCCGGAACAGCGACGCTGCCGCCGGCAAGTGGCTGAAGCTCTACAGGAAGGCGACCGCGCCGGTCGTCGGGACTGACACGCCGATGGCGGCCTTCTACCTGCCACCGGGCGGCTTCAACATCGACCTCGGGGCCGGGCTCTACGTCAGCACGGGCTTGGCGATAGCGCTGACCGGAGGCGCGCCTGACAACGATACGACGGCGATCCTGGCCGGCGACATCCAGAACCTGATGCTGTTCTTCGCCTGAAGGTCCGGTGCAATGAGCGTCCAGCCGGGAACCAAGGCGCGGGTGCGCCAGCAGGCGCTTCGCCAGATGTGCTACGGGCCGGACGGCGGCCTGACCAAGAATGCTCGCCTGATCGCAGCGTACCTGCGGAAGGAGTGCAACGGCGACGGGCGCGACGGCCCCCCGCTCGCTCGTGAGACCGGGGCAATCGACCCGGTTGCAATGGGGGTCCAAATCGGAAGGCGGCAGGTCTTCGACATCTTGGTTCGCATGTTGAGCCTCGATCTCGGAACCCTCCACAACCTGAAGGAAGACCTATGACGATCTATCAGCGGATGCTTTTGAGCTCCGGCATCCTGCGTGCGCCGGAAGGCGCGGCAGGCGGTGGCACAGGGGACAGCGGGGCCGGCAACGCGGGCGGCGCTGGAGACGGCGGCCAGCAGCAACAGCAGCCCCCGGCCGGCGGGTGGTATGAGCGGCTGACGGCGGACCCCGAAGCCAAGGCTTGGGCCGACAGCAAGGGCTGGACCAAGGACACGGACACCGGGATCGTCGCGGACAGCTACCGCAACCTGGAGAAGCTGTTCGGCGCTGACAAGGCTGGCCGCACGGTCGTGCTGCCGAAGGACGAGACCGACAAGGCCGCGCTCGACACGATCTTCGACAAGCTCGGCAAGCCGAAGGAGGCGAAGGAATACGAGATCGAAATCCCCGAGGGTGCCGATCCGACCTTCGCCAACACCGCCAAGGACTGGTTCCACAAGAACAACCTGACCAAGGCGCAGGCGAAGGGCATCACCGATCTCTACAAGGCGGCCGAACTCGACGCTGTGACGGCGCAGACCGAGCGCCACGCCACGGAAGTCGAAGGGCTCCAGACCGAGTGGGGTGCGGAGTTCGACAAGAAGGTGGAGACCGGCAAGGCGGCCGTGAAGGCGGCCGGGCTGACCGAGCAGCACACGCTGGCAATCGAGAAGGCCCTCGGCCCGGCGAGCGCCGCGAAGATGTTTGAGTTCTTCGGCCGGAACTATGTCGAGGCGAACCCGCCCGGCAACGAGCAGCGCACGACCCCGAGCTTCGCCAACATGAACCCGGCGCAGGCTTCGGCCAAGATCGACCAGCTTTACCAGGACCAGAACTTCATGGCCCGGTATAACCACCATGACCCGAAGGTTCGCGCCTCGGCGATGGAGGAGATGGAAGCTCTGTCGCGGCTTGCGGTCAACGCGAAGGCCGGCTAACTTCTGTTCGCCTTGAGTGATCCTCCAACTAGCCCCGCCCTGACCGGCGGGGCTTCTTCGTTGACAAGACTGCAAACTCAGAGTTACACATGCGTAAGCGTCGGGGTTGACGGGCCGCCACAGGCACAAGCCCCATGACCCGACAGCCCCGACAATTACGTCGGCCCGGCATTCCGCTGGACAACCGCGATACCTGGAAAATCTCAACCCTTCGCGGGAGTTCACGATGTCCTTCACCGTCCAGCAGCACCATGTGTTGCAGTTTTCGCGCAACGTCGAACACCTGCTTCAGCAGGGCGCGCGCAAGCTGCCGATGTTCGTCGAGAGCGGTTCCTACACCGGCAAGGCCGGCTCGCCGGTCGATCAGGTCGGCACCATCGGCCGTATCCGCAACCGCGCCCGCCACACCGATACGCCGCACCTCTCGGTGCCCGGCGACCGGCGCTGGGTCTACCCGAACTCGATCACCTCCTCGACCCTGATCGACAACCTCGACGTGGTCCGCGTCCTGATCGACCTGAAGTCGGCCTACGCCACCGCCATCGCCAACTCCATCGGGCGTGGCGAGGACGACGAAATCGGCCAGGCGTTCTTCGCCCCGGCTGCGGTCGGCGAACAGGGCCTGTCCACGATCACCTTCCCCGCCGGTCAGCAGGTCGGCGTGAACGTCGGCGGCGCGAACTCGGGCCTGAACGTGCCCAAGCTCCGCACCGCGAAGCGCCTGCTGATGGCGTCCGGTCTCGACCTGGCGCGCGAGCAGGCTTACATCGCGATCACGGCCACCGAGCACGACAACCTGCTCGGCGAGCTTCAGGTCACGAACATGGACTACAACGACAAGCCGACCCTCGTGGACGGCCGTGTCACGACGTTCATGGGCTTCAACTTCGTGCACGTCGAATGGCAGGCGACGGAGACGGACGGCGTGACGCCGACCTACCCGCTGTCGCTGCCCTACATCGCGCCGGGCGGTCTCGCCTCGACGACCCGCTACCTGCCGGTGTGGGTCCAGAGCGGCATGCACTTCGGCCGCTGGGGCGGGCTGGAGAACCGTGTCGATCAGCGGCCGGACAAGAACTACAACTGGCAAATCTGGTCCGAGGAAAACGTCGGTGCGACGCGGACCCAGGAGAAGAAGATCGTCCAGATCGCCGTCAACAGCGCCTGATGGCGGGGGCTTCGGCCCCCACCTTCCCCTGAAGCATCAATCCTGGAGGAGCCATCATGGCCCGCTTTTACACCATCGAAGACCAGTTGCTCGGCGATGTTCCGCCGCGCGCCCCCGGCAACGAAGCCTACGGCGGCCGGAAGCGCCTCTGGCGCGCCTCGATCAACCTCGACGCGCCGAAGCTGTCGTCCACGCAGAACGGTACGGTCATCACCACGGCCGACACCGTGCTGCTTGCTCGCATCCCGGCCGGCATGCGGTTCGTTGTCGGCCGCATCACCTCGTCGATCTCGCTGGGCACCTCGACCATCGCCATCGGCAACGCGACCACGCCGGGCAAGTACCGTGCCGCTGCGGTCCATACCGCCGTGGACACCCCGACCCTGTTCGGCATCGCGACCGTGATGGATGACGCCGCGTCCGGCGCGGACGAGGACGTGATCCTGACCGTGGCGACCGCGAACCTGCCCAACACGGCCGGTGCTGTTCTCGTCATTGACCTGGAGTTCGCTGCTCCCTAAGATCAGCGGACCAGGGATACCTACGACGCGGCCGGGGCCGGGGTTAGCGCCCCGGCCCTTTCCACATCCAGAGGCTCGACATGCCACTCTCGCGCACGCAGGTCATCAACGACGGACTTCGGCATATCTCGGCAAACCTGATCGGCGATCCCGACGAGGACACCGAGAGCGCCCGCCAGGCGAAAGGCGTCTACGACCAGGTCGTCCGATCCGAGCTTGAGGCACATGCCTGGTTCTTCGCCAAGAAGCAGGCCGCCCTGCCGCAGAACGGCGAGCCCCCGCTGTTCAAGTTCCAGCGGGCCTTCAATGTGCCGCCGGACTTCATCCGCCTGGTCGAGCTTAACGACAAGTGGGTGTTCACCACGATCCGCTGGATCGACGTGAACCCGGTCCCGCCCTTCGAGATGCACGGCCGAGCGATCATGACCGATCTCGCCGCGCCGCTGCGGATCACCTACCTGAAGGACGTGACGGCGGACCCCACGATCTGGACCCCGCTGTTCGCGAACTGCGTCTCGGCCGCGCTCGCGATCCGTCTCGCGATGCCGTTGACAAAGTCGGAAGGCATGGTCAGCTTGGCGTCCAAGATTTACGGAAGCGAACTGACGCGGGCGAAAAGGTCTAACGCGATCCAGATGCCGCCCGCTCAAATCCCCGATGGCTCCTGGATCACGGCGAGGGTCTACTGATGCCGCGCGCTCGCCCGATTACGACTTCGTTCAACGGTGGCGAACTGTCGCCGTTGCTCGACGGCCGCGTGGATCAGGACAAGTATTTCACCGGCTGCAAGACGCTCGTGAACTTCATCCCGACTGTTCAAGGGCCGGCGCGACGGCGCGGCGGGACGCGGCATGTCGGCGTGGTGAAGGACAGCACGAAGCGGACCTGGCTGGCGGACTTCGTCTTCTCGCTGGGCCAATCCTATGTGCTGGAGTTCGGCAACCTGTATGTCCGGTTCTGGACGAACCGTGGGCAGCTTCTGAGCGGCATGACGCCCTACGAGATCGTGTCGCCTTATGTCGAGGCCGACCTGGTCACGACCGAGGGAACCTTCGCGCTGCGCACGCTCCAGTCCGGCGACGTGATGTGGATCGTCCATTCCGAGGGGAAGTACCCGCCCTACAAGCTGTCGCGGCTCGGGGCGACGAACTGGACCCTGTTGCCCGAGGAGTTCAAGGACGGCCCGTTCCGTGACGTGAACACCGACAGCGCCTTGACCATGCAGGCCAGCGGCACGAACGGGTCCGTGACCGTCACGGCGTCGTCGGCCGTGTTCCTGCCGGGGCATGTCGGATCGCTGCTGATCCTGAACAGCATGAACCCCGGCCTCGTGCCGCCGTGGAACCCCTCGGGCTCATACAATGTCGGAAGCCAGACGCGCAACGGCGGCAACATCTACGAGAGCCAGATCAGCTACACCTGGGCGGCCAACTCGATCCAGCGCTACGTTCCGACCCACACCGAGGGCATCGCGAACGACGGCATTATCCCCTGGCGCTATCTCCATTCCGGCTACGGCTGGGGCAAGATCGTGTCCATCGGCGGGGGCGGCACCACGGCGGTTATCGACGTGCCGACAGAGCGCCCGCTGCCGGCCGAGGTGGTCAGCGCCAACACGCGCCGCTGGGCGTTCAGCGAGTTCTCCACGGTCTACGGCTGGCCCACGGGCGTGTCGTTCTTCAAGGAGCGCCTGACCTACTCGCGCGGCCGTCAGGTGTTCCACTCGGTTACGGGCGACTTCAGCAGCTTCAACCGCCGCGACGCCGGCTCCGTCACGGCCGAGACCGCCATGTCCTTGACCCTGGCGTCCGACAAGCTCGACGGCATCCGCTGGCTTGCGCAGTCGAAGGCTCTGCTGATCGGGTCGGCACGGGCCGAGCTTGCCCTTGGCGAGCAGACGACACAGTCGGTCTACTCGGCCACCAACGTCCAGAACACGCCACAGACCGAGTACGGTGCCCGCCTGATCCGGCCGCTGCGCGTGGGCGAGAGCGTGCTGTTCGTCGAGCGCGCCGGCCACCGCGTCCGCGACATGAAGTACGACTTCTCGATTGACCGCTACAAGGCCGAGGACGTGACGGTCCTGTCGGAACACATCTTCGACGGGTCGGAGATCGCGGGCGATGCCGAGCAGGAGCAGCGCGACATCATCGACTGGACCTACCAGCAGCAGCGCGACAACCTGGTCTGGTGCGTCCTGTCGGATGGCACGCTGGCGAGCATGGTGTTCAACCGCGAGCGCGGTGTGATCGGCTGGACGCCTCACTACCTCGGCGGCACGGATGTCGTGGTCGAGGCTGTCCAGAGCATTCCGTCCCCCGATGGCCGCACGGACGATACCTGGTTCATCGTTTCGCGAACGGTCAATGGCGTGCAGCAGCGATCGGTAGAATACATGACCGACTATCGGCTCGTGAAGAAGGGTATCCCCGAAGCGGTGCACGTCGATAACAGCGTGACCTATCGCGGCGCGCCCGCGACGATCATCACCGGGCTCGGGCACATGGAAGGGGACACGGTCCAGATTTGCGTCGATGGATCGAACCACCCGACGCGGGTTGTCACCGGCGGACAGATCACGCTGGATCGTCCCGGCTCCTTGGTGCACGTCGGCTACCAGTTCGTCTCGCGCATGCAGTCCATGCGGCTCGAAGTCCAGGGCGGGGGCGGCACGTCGCAGACTGCGCGCAAGGGCATCTCGGAAGCGCACCTGCGGCTCCAGTCCACTGTCGGCGGACGCTGCGGCCCGAGCTTCGACCGGATGGACGCCATCAAGACGCTCGACCCGGCCAAGCCTGTCGGATCACCGCCCATTGTCACGAACGGGGACTACCAGGTCCAGTTCCCGAACGGCTTCGATACGGACGGCTATGTCTGCTACGAGCAGGCCCTGCCGCTCCCGGCCACCCTCGTCGCGATCATCCTGCGGGTGCAGATCAATGATTGAGTTCACCCGTGATGTCCGGCCGTCGATGGCGCTTCAACTGGAGCCGCACCAGGGGCAGGCGGGGCAGGCTCCCCTATCGTCGGATAACCTTTTCGCGCTCATCAGAACTGGGCCAGCCTGGGCCGTCCGACTAGACGGACGTGTGGTTGCCATCGGCGGTCACACGCCGGTCTGGCCCGGCCGCACGATCCTGTGGGGATACCTTGGCGCGGACTGCGGCCCGGCGCTCGCCGTGATGACGAAAGAGATCAGGCGGCAGGTTCGTGATATGCTCGTTGAGTTTCCACGCATGGAAGCCTATGCTGAACGAAACCACGCCGAAGCACATCGGTGGCTGAAGCTGCTCGGGTTCAAGTCGGAAGGGCTCATGCGCAAGTTCTACAATGACCGGGACTATGTGCTCTACGCGAAGGTGACGTGATGGCATTCCTCATTCCTATCGGTGCTGCCATCGCTTCATCGGTCGGCAGTCTGTTCGGCGGCGCGGCTGCGGTGGGCGGTGCAGCCGCAGCGGCCGGCGGCGCGGCGGCGACCATCGGAACCGGCTTCTCCCTCGGCACGGCCTTGACCATCGGCTCGACGGCGCTCGGCGTCGCCGGGACGCTTGCGCAGGCGCAGGCGCAGAAGAAGGCGGCCAACTACAATGCCGCTGTCCAGGAGCAGCAGGCGCAGCTTGAGCAGCAGAAGGGTGCGGCGAAGGCCACGGAAATATCGCAGCGCACGAAGCAGCGCATTGCCGGCGCGCGGGCCGCGTCAATCGAGAGCGGCTTGGAACTGTCCGGCAGCGTCACCGACGTGCTCGATACGGTGAACCAGCAGGGCACACTCGACGCGATGACCGCCTTGTGGGATAGCTCGACGCGGGCGCAGGGCTTGCGCAATAGCGCGGAACTGGAGCGCTCGAAGGGCAAGAGCGCGCTGACCGCCGGCTATCTCGGGGCGGGCTCGTCTCTGCTCACTGGTTTCTCCAAGCTCTATACGGTGTGATCCATGGTCCGTCTTCCCGTCGATATCATGTCCATGGGCAACCGGAACGAGTTGCCGTCCGGTCAGTATCAGGTCGAGAAGGCTACGTCGGCGTCGTTCGGCGGGCAGGAGGCCACCGCGATCAGCGGCCTCGGGGACGCGCTCGGCGGGCTGGCGGCCAAGGTCCAAGCCAACGCCAAGAAGGTCCAGGAGTTCGGCTACGAGGAGCAGTTCGTCAAGCTCCAGGAGGCCGACAACACCGACTATGAGCAGCGCCAGCGCACGGGGCTCGCCGGCAACGGCGAAGGCTGGTGGCAGGGCGCTCGTACCGCGACCGCCACGCGCTTCGACGAGTGGCTGAAGAACCTGCCGGAAGGCGCTCGGGCCGAGTACCAGGCCAAGGCCGCCCGGTTCACGGCCGCCCGCACCGCGTCGGCGTTCAAGGACCAGTATACGCAGCAGGACACGAACACGAAGCAGGTGCTTTCCGAGGAGCAGCGGAAGGCCGGGCTCCAGGTTCAGAACAACCCGCTGACCTATGAGCAGTTCGCGCAGCAGCAGATCGACCTGATCGACAAGTCCACACTGCCGGCGGTCGAGAAGGAGCGCCTGAAGGCCGAGGCGAAGAACTCGCTCGCCTATGTCGCGGAGAGCGCGCGGGCGCAGAAAGACCCGGCCGGCGTCATCGCGTCACAGGTCGGCGGCGGCTTTCGCGCGGCGCTGCGTGGCAAGGAGAGCGGCGGCGACGACACGGCGAAGAACAGCTCAAGCAGCGCTCGCGGTCGTTACCAGTTCCTGACCGATACCTGGAACGCCTTCGCCGGCAAGGCGGGCGCGCCGCCTGTAACGGAGGAGAACAAGAACACCCCGAGCGACCCGCGCAACAATCCAGACCTTCAGGAGAAGGTGCTGGACCAGTATATCGCGGCCTCGACGGCGAAGCTGACGGCCGAGAAGCTTCCGGTAACGGACGCTAATCTCTACATGCTCCACTTCATGGGGCAGACCGGCGGCACGAACTTCTTGCGCGCCCTGCAATCTGACGCTGGCGCTTCGGCGGCCAAGCTGTTTCCGGCAGAGGCGGCGTCCAACCGCAGCATCTTCTTCGCGCGCAACGAGCCCCGCACGGTGTCCGAAGTCTACGGGCTGCTGACCCGCAAGTTCAACGGGAGCGGCACGACGGCCGCCCCGAGCGCCGCCGGGAGCAATCTGACGCCGCAGCAAAACGCGGCCGTCACCGAGACGGCGCAGCGCTCGCTGATCCAGCAGGCGGCGCAGGCGACGCAGGCGGCGCAGGAAGCCATGGAGGCCAAGCGCAACGCGCTCTACATCGACCTGAAGGAAGGCACCGCCCCGCAGGCCGCTTATGCGGACGCGCGGCGTAACGGCTTGCTGACGGACTTCGATCAAATCTCGAAGGCCGAGAACATCATCAAGCAGCGCTTTAAGGACGAGGGCGACTACGCGACCGGCCTGTCCCTGATGCAGGGCGGGCGCGCCGTGGCGAACCCCTACAACAAGGACCACCGTGACGGTGTCAGCGCCTACTATGACCGTGGCGTCAAGGCCGGCGGCGACCCGGCTGCGCTCGCGGCAAGCGTGTTCGACAAGACCGGCGTGGTCCCGCAGTCGTTTGCCACGGCGATGCGTGGCGCGTTGATCTCGGAAGATCGGGCCAAGGTCGCGGCCGGGCTGCTCACGGCGGCCAACATGATGCGCCAGAACCCGAACGCCTTTGCCGGCGTCGAGGGCGGCACCGATCTGGAGAAGTCCGCTGGCGAATACCGCCGGCTGACCGAAGGGCTCGGGCTCTCGACGGAGCAGGCGGCCGACCGGATCATGAAGGACGCCCGCGATCCCGAGAAGCTGAACCCGGTGAAGCAGGAGCAGCTTCAGCAGTTCAAGAAGCAGAGCTTGACGCAGGAGCAGATCGACAAGCGGCTTCAGTCGAATTTCTCGTCTTGGAACCCCTTCAGCGACGCGCCCTTCAGCGCGCAGTTGCCGTCCGGTCAGCAGCGCACGGCGATCTCGTCGATCTACGCGACCTTCGCGACAGAGGGCTTCGAGAAGCACCGCGATCCTGACGCCGCCCTGGCCTATGCGGACATGCAGTTCCAAAAGCAGTTCGGCACGCAGAACGGCGTCATTACCCGCTATCCGCCGAGCAAGGCCGGGCTTCCCAAGATCGCGGGCGTCGGCAGCGACGGTTACGGCTGGATCAACGAGCAGGCGGCGAAGACGGTTAAGGACAACCTCGGCATCGTGGTTGAGCCCGACCAGATCGTGCTGCTCCCGGTCGAGCGCGACGGCGTCAGCACGCGCGCCGGCTTCGACGGCCAACCGATGTCGGTGAAGCGCCGGGACAGCAAGCCGGGCCAGGAGACGAGCTACCAGTCCGTGCCCTACCAGATCATGGTCGTGCCGAAGACGCCCGAGCAGGACGTGCACATTCTGAACGGCGCGTTCTTTCCCGACGTGGACACCTATGTCGGGGAGAAGAACAAGGCCATCGCCGACAAGAACGCGCAGCCCTTCACCGGCTACGACCAGTTCGGCATCCCCTTCGAGGTGCCGGCCCACCAGAGCAGTCTGCTCGACACCCCGGCGCAGAAGGAGCGCGCGGCCAGGGAGAAGGCGAACCAGCGGCTTCGCGATGCGCAGGATCAGGAGCGCGCGGCTCGCAAGCCGGTTGTGCTCAACGAGTTCGACGCGCTTAATGCGCAGGCGCAGGCGCAGAGGAACGGGCAGTGACCTTCAAGACTTTCGACGAACTGGACGCTGAAGCCGGCCCGGCCGGGCTGTTCATGGACTACGCCAAGAAGCCGACGAGCCCGACGCTCGCCGGCTACGACACGCCCGAGACCATCGCGAAGGCGCAGGAGATCGCGCAGCGCTCGACGGTCGCGGCGGCGTTCCGGCAGGACAACACCATCGGCTCCCTGCTGTCGCGCAAGGACACGGGCGTGGACAACTCAGATGACGGCAACTTCGATCCGGTTGCCTACATCAAGGAACACAATCTCCAGGGCTACGAGAACAGCTTCATGGGCGTGCTGAACGGCCGGCGCGCCGACGCCGTCCGCTCGCAAATCCAGATGGAGCAGCGTGACCGCGAGACGCTGGAGGCGTCCGGCTGGACCGGCACGCTCGCGCAGATCGCGGCCGGCGTGTTCGACGCCCCGACGCTGATCCCCGGCACCGTGGCCGTTCGCGGGGCCAAGGGGGCTTGGTCTGTGGGACGGTCTGCCCTGATGGCCGGCGCTTCGGCCGCCGCCACGCAGACCGCCACGGAAGGCTTCTTGCAGGCCACGCAGGAGACGCGCACCGGGGCGGAGAGCCTGGTCAACATCGGGGCTGCGGCTGTGCTCGGCTCGCTGCTTGGCGGGGGCGTCGCAGCGGTGCTCGGGAAAAACGAGCGCATCACCGCCACGAAGGCGCTGGAGACCATCTCTGACATCCAATCGGGAGCCAAGCCGAATGAGTTCATGCCTGCACAGGTTCTTGCCGAGCGTTCTCCTGCTGGCGCTGGTGCTGATGTTGCCGAGGGAGCGTTTTACGTTGACCCCGTTCAGCGGGCGCGCACCCGTGAAGAACTCGCGGTGGAAGGCGCGGCGGCCGGCGCGGTTACGAAAGCCACGTCCTGGTTCAACCCCGTGCTGCGGGCGACCCAGCGCTACGCGGCATCGGCTCGGCAGATAGCCGGCGGGCTCTACGAGGACACGATCTACCGGGCCATGCACTCCGCTGGCGACACGACCGGCGTGTCCGTCGAGGCGGCGGTTCGCACCCGCGTGACCGGGCTTCAGGCCGAAGCGATGAGCGCGGCCGATGCGTCGTATCGCGAGATGCGCTCGGCCGGCACGCGCATGAGCCAGGACGACTTCTACAACGCTGTCGGCCGGGCCATGCGCAACGGCGACGAGGACGCCAATCCCTTCGTGGCCCGCGCCGCGCAGGGCTACCGCAAGTTGTTCGACGACTTCACGAAGGACGCCCTTAAGCTCGGGCTCCTGGAGGAAGGCGACCTGGATGTGAAGACGGCCGCGAGTTACTTCAGCCGCGTCTACAACCGCGACAAGCTCCTGGCGTCCGAGCCCGACTTCCTCGATACCATCGGCCGGCACTTCGCCGAGCGCATGTCTCAAGCCTACGAAGGCGAGAGCGCCGAGGTGGTCGCGGCTCGCGCCAAGTACCGTCAGCGCACCGAGGACATGAACCTATCCGGCCCCGAGCGCTCCGCGCGCATCGACCAGATCGGTGCCGAGGGCAAGGCGCTCGACGCCAAGAACAGCCACCTCGAAGACCTGATCGACGACCTGTCCGAAGCGCGGGGCCGCGTGCGCGACGCCGTGGACGAGCAGGCCAAGGCGACGGCTCGCGCCGAGGTGAAGCGCCTGATGGACCAGGGCGGCGACGATCTGAAGAACTATCTGACCGAGCGCGCGAACCTGCGCGCCCGCATGCGGAACCTGACCGAGCGCAATCCCGATGCGCAGGCGTCCCGCTACGAGAAGATCAGCCAGCGGATCGACGAGGCGCAGGAGACCGCCAAGCGGGCCGTCGTGTCGTCGGCCAAGCGGCTGCGCAACATCATGAACAAGCTCGCCACCGATCCGGTCGGCGGGGCCGAGAGCGCCCTTGGCGATGCGCTGAAGGAGGCCGACCGTATCCAGAAGGCGCTCGCCGCGTCAGACCGCCGGCTGGCCGCGCTGGAGAAGGCAAGCGAAGGGGGCGACCAGCCCGAGGGACTGGCGCAGTTCTGGCAGGCGCGCCGCGCCGAGCAGGAAGCTTCGCGCGCCACGGCGCAGACGCTGATCGACGAACTGGAGAAGCTGTCGGTCCAGGGCGTCAACGTCGAGGAGTTGCGCGCGGCGCTCGCCCCGAAGCAGGCCAAGGCCGGCGACCCTGCGGCGAGCGCGGCCAAGCGCAAGGGCCAGCGCGAGAGCAAGCTGCTGGAGCAGGGCACGAAGGTTGACCAGGCACAGTTCGGCGTCATCGACGCGGAGGAGCTTGTCGGCACGCTGACCAAGCTGCTCGACGATCTCGCGGGGCAGGCGGCCGAGCGCGGTATCCGGCGCGGCGAGGCCGTGGGCAAGATGAAGGAGCGGGCTGCGAAGCTCGCGCCGGACGAGGTGAAGGCCCGCGCCGAGGCGCAGAGCGGCCAGTTCGCCCGCGTCCTGGAGGCTATCGAGAACCGCTTCGACAGCAAGTGGGGGCCGCGCCGCGCGCTTGGTCTGGAGAAGGGCGAGGCGTTCGACTTCGAGGCGGCAGGCCGCGCCACGGCGAAGGAGATTTACGACAAGATCACCGGCAAGGTGCAGCAGCGCGACGACATCCCGAGCTTCCTGACCAAGATCACCAGCGGCCCGATGAAGGACCGGACCTTCATGGTCCCCGACGAACTGCTTCAGGGCAAGGGCTGGCTGAAGGATGACGTGCGCGAGGTGGCGAACCGCTACGCGCGGTCGATGGCCGGCGAGATCGAACTGACCCGGCGCTTCGGCAAGGCGGACATGTCGGACCAGCTTGCGCAGATTGCGCAGGAGTATTCCGACATGCGCGTGGCCGTGGACCAGGCCGCGACCATCGACGACCTGAACGCGGTGCTCGGCCGGAAGAAGTACGGGTCGAAGGCTGATCTCGCGAAGTCGAAGCTCGACGCGCAGCAGGTGCTGGCACAGGACGAAAGCTCGGCGATCACGGACACGAAGGCGGGTCGCGATCTGATCCGGGGCACCTACGGCCAGGGCGTGAACAATTCGAATTTCGCCAGCGTCACGCGCTCGCTGATGCACTTCAACTACCTGCGTCAGATGGGCGGCGTCCTGCTGGCGAACATCACGGATTTCTACCGTCCGGCCATGGTTCACGGGCTCGGGCCGTATCTGCGCACCATGCCGCAGGCGATGGCCCAAGCCTTCAACGCCGGCAGCGACGGCTTCAAGATGTCGCTGAAGGAAGCGAAGCTGGCCGGGCTCGTGAGCGAGCGCGTCACGCATTCGCTGATGGCCGCGAACGGCGACATCGCCGATCCGTTCCTGACCAGGACCACACAGGTCGAGCGCTTCATGCAGAAGGCGACGGGCCTGGCGTCTCGCTGGAACCTCATCAACCTGTTCACCGATGCGCAGCAGGCCATCTCCTCGGCCGTGTCGCAGCATCGCGTGCTCGAAGCGGTCATCGGCAACGGCGGCAAGGACGGCTCCTTCGTCAAGGGCGACGGGACGCGGCTGCTCCGCATGCTCGGCATCGACGAGCGCACGCAGGGCGACATCGCCCGGCTGTTCGGCAAGTACGGCGAGACGGTGGACGACATCCGCGTGGCGAACACCGAGCGCTGGCTTCAGGAGGGCGGCACCCCGGAACAGATTGCGCGCAATGAAAATGCCGTGCGGGTCTACCGAGCCGCCATCAACACCGACGTGAATAGCATCGTGTCGCGGCGCGGTATCGGCGACGCGCCGCTGTTCGCGAACCACCCGGTCGGCAAGATGCTGACCCAGTTCTCGGGCTACGCCATGGGCGCGCATAGCCGCGTCATGATCCGGGGGCTCCAGGAGAGCCACGCACGGCTGATCGGCGGGCTCACGGCCCTGACCATGTTGGGAGGCATGACATCCTACCTGGCGGCCTGGCGAGGCGGCGCGGAGCGGTGGAAGAAGTATGTCGAGGAGACGACGAAGAACCCGATGCTGCTGGTCGGCGAAGGGCTGGATCGCTCAGGCTTCTTCCCGGTGCTGTTCGACATCGCGAACCGAGCCGAGCGCGTCTCGGGGGCGGTCGGCTACGACTATCGGTTCAACCCGGTCAAGTCGCCTATCGCCATGCTCGGCGGCCAGGGCGGTGTCGGCATCACATCCACTAGGGCGTCGGACAGCGCGGCGGCGTTCGGCGCGATCCTCGGTCCCACGGCCGGCATGATCGACAGCGGCATTGCGGTCGGCCGCGTCGCGGCTGACAAGGCCCGTGGCAAGACGCCGCCCAAGCATGACGTTAACCAGGCGATTGCGATTTTGCCGGGTCAGAGCTATTACGGAATGCGCGAGCTATTGCAGGTGATGACCGGCAACTCCAACTACACGAGGCGGTGACATGCCGGTCGAAGCTCAAACTGTTGAATACTCCTACCTCGGCGACGGGGTCAGCACCGTCTTCGGCTTCCCCTCCCGCTTCCTGTCGAACGACGATCTGTTCGTCGCCCTGAACGGCGTGATCCAAGTCGCGGGCTTCACGATCACCGGGGCCGGGACCGACGACGGTGGCGAGGTGACGTTCACCGTACCGCCGGGGAACTTGGTGCGGGTCATGCTCGTCCGCAACCCGTCGCCCTCCCAGTTGGTTGACTTCGAGAACGGGCAGACCGTGCTCGAAGGCACACTCGACAACGCGCTCGACAAGCTCACGATGATCGCGCAGTACCTGCTGCGCTCGGCCCGGCGATCTGTCCGTATCGGTGACGCGATCTATACGACAGAAGGTGCCGGGCTGCTGGAGCTTCCCAAGGCCAGCGACCGCGTCGCCAAGCTGTTCGCCTTCGACAACGACGGCAAGGTCGAACTGATCGACCGTGCGGCTTTCGAGCAGGCCATGGCCGACGCGGTGGCTGCGGCTGCTACGGCGGTCGCGGCTGCGGCCGAGGCTGAAGCGTCGGAAGGCAGCGCCGAAAGCTCCGCGCTCGCCGCCGCACAGGCGCTGTCCGACATCCAGCTTCTGCTGAACGGCGTCAGTTCGGCGACCCGCCGGAAGTTCATCATGACCGAGGGCCAGACCGTCATCACGGTCGGACCCTTCACGACCAACGCCCTGTTCGTCTACTACGACGGCGTGCTGCTCGACCCGGTCGGGGAATACACCACCGCCTCGCCGATCATCACCCTGACCGCTGGCGCTGCGGCCGGCGCGCAGATCGACGTGATCGAGTTCAAGGCGGTCAACGTCACGAACGCGCTGATCGCGGCGAACGATCTGGCGGATGTGAGCAACAAGAAGAACGGCCGCCAGAACCTGGAGATCACGAAGGTGATGACCGGGCCGAACGCGGCGGCTTCGATCTCGGCGGACAGCCGCGTCGTCCACGTCTCGACGGCCTTGACCGCCCCGCGCGTCTACACCCTGCCGGCCGCCAACGCGGTCAACCCCGGCGAAGCGGTCGAGGTGTTCGACACGGCCGGCGGCGTCACCTCGACGAACACCCTGACGATCCAGCGGGCCGGGGCGGACACGATCAACGGCGGGACCACGGCCGTGCTGACCACCCCGCGCTCGGCGATCCGCCTGGTGTCGGACGGCGTCAGCAAGTGGAGCTATGCGCAGGCCGCCGTTGGCGCTTCGCCTGGAGAGGTGAAGGACTTCGCCGGGCCGAAGAAGCCGCCGCTGCACGACTGGGCGGACGGCGGGGCGATCTCGCGCGCCACCTTCGCGCTCGCTTTCGAGGCGCTCACTGTCGTGGTCACGGGAACGCTGACCAACGGCAACGCTACGATCTCGGCCGTCTCGGAAGACCTGACCGGGCTCGGGCTCGAAGGAGCCATCGTCGAGGGAACGGCCGGCTCGGTGTCGGGCCTGACCATCAACTCGATCACGTCCACGACTGTCGTGCTGTCAGGCAACGCCGCCGCGTCCGGTGCGGTCACGCTGCGCATCCTGCCGCACGGCCGAGGCGACGGGGCGACGACCTTCAACAAGCCTGACCGGCGCGGCCGAGCGGCCATCGGTCGCGACAACATGGGCGGCACGGCGGCGAACCGCGTCACGAATACGGGCACCGGCAACCCCGGCCTGAACGCGGCCCGCCTCGGCGCGGCCGGCGGAGCGGATCGCTACGCCCTCACGACGGCCGAGCTTGCCGCGCACAACCACGGCATCACCGACCCCGGCCACGCCCACACCTACGCGGGCGGCGGCAACGCGGCGGGCTCGGGCACGGCGGCCGCAGCCGGCCAGTCCGCCAACGCCTACCTGCTGGGCAACATGACGGCCGCGACGACCGGCATCACGATCCAGAACAACGGCAGCGGCAACGCCCACCAGAACGTGCAGCCGTCCATCACGACGAACCACGTCGTCTTCCTAGGAGCTTGATATGGGCCGCGCACGAGACCTTGCCGCGACTGCCGCTGGCGGAACTCTGATCCCGCGCATCTCCGCGCTGGAGACCCACAGCGGTGTCGTGGACGCGCAGCTTATCACGCTGGACAGCGACATCGACGCGGCCGTAGCGGCGGCCAGCGCCGCGAGCACGGCTGCTGCCGCAGCGCAGACCACCGCGAACGGCGTGGCGTCCCGGCCGACGATCCTCAACAACTTCGTGGACAACTTCACGAACGTGCCCATCGGCCAGCCGCTCCAGTCGTTCTGGCGCTCGCTGCACCACATCGACCTGGCGAACGTGAAGGCCGGCGACAAGTACCTTATCATCTCACAGGGCCAGGTGCGGTCGGACTGGGACTTCAACGTCGAACAGGCCCCATGGCTGACCTGGACCCCGAGCTATTCGGCGCTCGCCCACGACAGTACGGGCCACAATTCCCTGAGCTTCTACATCGCCGGCAACAATGTCCGCCAGACGGTGCAACACTACTTCGCCTGGAACCGGCACGCCTCCATCACCTTCGGGTCGAACTACTCGCAAGTGCGCCTGCACAACAATCTGCGGTGCCGCTCGTCGGACCCGAACATCGACGGCTCGGGCAACCAGGCCATGATCGTTAACGCTGGTCAGGGCGGCATCACCGCGATCAAGCTCAACTAGGACGCCGGACATGAGCATCAACAGGACCACCTTCTTCGCCTACGCCCGCAAGGCTCCCTTCGGCGGCCGGCTGTCCACCGCACAGGTGCAGGGCGTCGAAGCGCTTCTGGACGCCTGCGTGCTCTACGCTGTCATCGACCTGCGCTGGATCGCCTACATCCTCGCGACCGCGTTCCACGAGACCGGCGGCACGATGCAGCCTGTGCGCGAGGCATTCGGCAAGAGCGACGCGGACACCATCGCCCGGCTCGACAAGGCGTGGGCCGCCGGCAAGATGAAGCAGGTGACGAAGCCCTATTGGCGGGACGGCTGGTTCGGCCGGGGCTTCGTGCAACTGACCTTCCTCGCCAACTACGTCAAGATGGGCGCGCGACTGGGGCTCGACCTGGTCAAGAACCCGAGCCTGATGCTGGAGATTGTGCCCGCCGCGAAGGCGTGCGTGGTCGGCATGTATGAAGGCATGTTCACCGGCAAGAAGCTGTCCGACTATTTCAGCCAGTTCGTGAACGACGCTATCGAAGCGCGCCGGATCGTCAACGGCAAGGACAAGGCCAAGCTGATCGCGACCTACCACAAGGCGTTCCTCGACGCGCTGGAGGCGGCTGACACCGCGACGCCGCAGCCGGTCGATGTGAAGAAGGAAGACGCCAAGCCGGACGACGTGCCGCCGGCCGAGAGCAAGAGCCTCTGGACGATCCTGACCACGTTCCTGACGGGCACCACCGCCCTGCCGTTCCTCGGCAACATCAACAATGGCTGGGCGCTCGGGGCCTTCGGGCTAATCCTCCTGGCCGCTCTGGTCGGCGGCTACCTGGTGCTGTCCGGCCGCGTCACGATCAACCGGACCAAGGCGATCTCGCCATGACCTTAGCAACCTACCTGAAGCTCGGCGCTATCGTCGTGGTTGCACTGCTCCTCGGCGTGGCGTATCACGCTGTCAAGGACATGGGCCGCCAGGAGGAGCGCGTCGAACGCGCCGCCGCCGTGAGAAAGAGGCTGAACGATGCGACGCTTGCGGACAGTGCTGCTACTCGTTGCCTTGCCGATGCTCAGTGCCGGCTGCGTGACGACGGGTTCCGGCGAGACTGAGGTGTGCTCTGTCTGGCGCTCGGTGACGTGGTCGCAGCGCGACACGCCCGAAACCGTCGATGGCGTCAAGGGGAACAACGCGCGTCGCGGCGCGTGGTGTAAGGGCTAGTCTCGTGAGCGAGGAGGGCCGCGCCATGCAGATGCCTACCATCAATTGGAGCTTCAACGCCTACACGATCCTGACCGTGATCGGGGCGACGGCGATGAACTATGCCGTCATGTCGTATCGCGTCGAGGCGAACGAGCGGGAGCTTGCCAAGGTCAAGTCGTCGGTCAGCGAGATCGACAAGGCCGCTAACCAGTTCGTCTTGAACGACGCGAACTTCACCGTTCGCCTGAACAACACGATTGACGGGCTGCAAGAAGTCCGTCGTGTCGCCAACGAGCAGGCGCTGCTCCAGTCCAAGACCAACGGCGAAGTGCTCGCGCAGCTATCCGCGATCCGCGAGACGCTGGCCTGGTTCCGTGCTACGCTGGAGAACAACGGCGCGCCGCGCCAGCCACGCCAACAGGGGGCACCATGACCATCACCGTAACGACGCTGAAGACGACCGGCCCCGGCTCGGGAGCCGGCGCTACGATCCTGACCACCTCGCTCGCGGCTCCCGCGTCGTGGACCAGGCTCACTGCCGTCGAGCCGATCCCGCAGGGTGGTTGCCTGCTCAAGGCATCGTCCGACGCCGAGCGGTTCCGCATCGCGATTGTCCCGCCCGTGTCCTCTGGCGACGCGGCGGCCATCGACAACCCGCCTGATGATAACGGCTTCCTGGTCGAGAACTTCGGCGGCTCCCCGCTCGCGACGTTCAACGGCGATCTGGAGTACGGCCCCGGCACGCAGGTGTGGGTGAAGCAGGCTTAACCGCCCCACTCGTCCACGACAGTGCTCTCTTGCGGCGGCCTCGGGCCGTCGCTCAACTCAATGAACATCCGCGACGTTGCCGCGCCGGGCTCGGTCTTCGGGACAGCCCGCACGATCTCGCCGGCATCGGTCTGCACCGCCTGCGACAGCCGCAATTCGATCAGCGCCTTGATCTGTCGCAGATCGCCGGACGCCGGCACCTTGTCCCTAAAGTAGTTGTCGGCCGCCGTGAGCACCCGCGCCGCGTCGTAGGTCGCGAGGTGGATCGAGCCGGCCCGGTTCATGTGATCCGCCAGGATCGTCGCGATGAACTTCGCCTCACCTGCCATCGTGGCAGAGGGCTCCATCATCCGCATCGCATAGCTCGTGTCGCCGTTGGGCAGCGGGAAGCCCTGCTTCTCCAGCCACAGCGGCTTCGTCTCAAGCGCGGCGTGGTTCTGCTTGGCGTCGTCGATCCTGACGTACCTGGCCTTGTAGCCGTCGCCGAAGCCGTAGAGCGCAGCGTCCGCCTCGTCGGCCGCGTAGATCGTACTGGCGATACGGACGGCGTTGACGATGTTGCCCGCGCCGCGCACAGCGTCGCTGGAGCCGGCCTGTCGCACGCCCTTGGGGGTGTGCTGGAGCGCGAGCCCGCTGGCGTTGGCGAGGCGGCACAGCCCGTTGAAGGCGTCCATCACATCACCCATCGCCGCGTTGTCGTTCTCCTCCTCGTGGTGCAGCGAGATCAGCGGGTCGAGCACGACGGCATCGAAACTCTCACTGCGCATCAGCCGGGCCAGTTCCTGGATGTCGGCCATGGCGAAGGTGTGGTCGCGGTTCATCAGGCGGAAGCGTAGCTCGCGGCCGGGCCAGAGCAGGATGTGCTTCTCCACCTCGCGGGGGTCCAGGTCGTAGACGGCGCACGCGGCATAGAGCCTGGCTTCCATCTCGTGCCGGTTGTCCTCCAGGTTATACACGATGGTCTTGAACGGCCGAGGAACCACGAACCCGGCAAAGCTCCTGCCGACCGCTCCGTGGGCCGCCAGCGCCAGCGAGAAGCCGGACTTGCCCACACCGCCGGGGCCGGCGAGAACCGAGCCCTCGCCCCGCATGAGCAGCCTGTGCATGATCCAGTCGCGCGGGGGTATCTGGTCCAGGGGCGTCAGGGTGCGGCGGGAGAAAATCTTGTCGTACTTGCCGGCGGCCGAGGGCGGGGGTGTCGGCTCCAGGACGACCGCGCCTTGCCAGTCGGCCGAGGCGGCGGCCACACCGCCCGAGCCCTGGCGGGTCTGGAGATAGTTCTGCGCGTTCGTCGCCTTGACCAGCAGTTCTTCCTTGGTCCACGGTGGCAGGCAGCGCTCGTTCCAGTGCTCGGCCATCAGGTCGGCCGCGCGCTCGGCCGAGACGCCGATCTCGACGACGCGCGCCGCGACCGCGTAGGTGGTGTTGTCGCCGCCGCGCCCTTCGATGGCGATAGGCGCGTCCTTCAGCAGGTAGTGGATCGCGAACACGATGTCGTCGGGATCGTCGATGCTGACGGCCGCGCCGGTCTCGCGCTCCTTGGGCGTGCCGGCGACGAGTACGAAGTGCTCGGGCGCGTCGGCGCGTGGGACATCGTTGATGATGTGGTAGGTGCCGGTGTAACCCTTCTTGCCGCCGGGGTCGGCGAAGAACGAGCCGGGGCCGATGACGTAGCCGCCGGCCGAGCGGATGTCCAAGCCGGGCGCGATCCGGTCCACCGAGTTCGCGACATCGGGGCCGTTGTAATACTGGTGCTCGCCGCCGCCGGGGGTCTTGACCGTGAGCGTCGGGGGCAGATCGAAGTCGAGCAGCGCGGCATAGCCGTTCTTGCTGGCGTCCACGTCGAGGATCAGCGTGCCCTCGCCGGCCGCCACGGCGTAATTGTAATTCGGCTCGAAGGCCCACCACGCCCTGATCTTCTCGGGGTCAACGGTGGCCTCGTCCTTCCAGCGCAAGTCCTTCGGCGGAACCTTGTCGCCGGGTAAAATCGGAAAGACCCTGAAGCCGCGCGCCGCCCACGCCAGTGCGCTATCGAGAATGGACATCGGCTAGTTCCGCTCGGCGAACAGGTACTCGGCGGCGCGGCGAAGAACGTCCGCATCATCACCGAGAAGACCTATCGCTCTGTTGCAGTTGTCACACAGGAGCCCGCGCACCGCGCCGGTATTGTGGCAGTGGTCTACTGCAAGCTTTGTCCCCTTAGACGATGCCCCCTGGCATACTGCGCACACACCGCCCTGTCTGTTCAGCATCGCTTCGTACTGCTCCAGCGTGACACCATAGCGCCATTTCAATCTATAGCGTCTCGCCTTCTGCCCGAGCTTGAAGCCGTCGCTTTTTGTCCACGCTCGGTTGTAGGCGTTGCTGCAATCCCTGCATCGGCTCTGAACGCCATGCCGTCCTCGGCCGTCGCTGCGCCGATTGAAGCTCGACACGGGCTTCTCCGCGCCGCAAGCCCCGCAGGTCTTTGCTGCTTCAAGGATAGTCATCAAGGATCACCGCTTGCGCTTGGAGGCCCGGTAGCTGTGGCGCATGCCGCCAAGGTCGAGGACATAGCCCTCCTTCTTCAGCGCAGCCCGCGCCTCACCGATAGCACGGGAGCAGCGACTGTGAAGCTGGTCTGTGGACAGCCCCTCTTGGTGCGGCGGCCGGCACACGATCTTGTAAATCTCGACGAGGGTGAAATCGCGCTCCTCGGCCTTCATGCGGGAGGCCAGGTCCATGTAGGTCTTGTGACGCATAGGGTTCTCCTTGTTCGCATACATTTCTATGCGTTTCACGGAAGCTGGTCAAGGACCACCGGCAGAGGATGCCACGACTTCCTGCCCTCACGCTCGGCCTTGTCCTCGTCACGCCACTGCGCGGCAAGCTGGCACAGCGTTCCCCAAGCCTTGTGCTTCGCCGCCTCGCTGCGGTCGTAGCGCATCGCCATGATGAAGGGGTACGCGGTCGCGCCTCGGGTGGCCTGCCGGTTGTTGAACTCGCGCTTGCAGCGGGTTCCGCAGAACCTGGCGCGCCAGTCCGTCTTGTTGATGAGCGTTCCGCAGTTGCAGCACTTGCGAGCCATAGGGTCCGTCCTAGCGTGTTCGACTAGACGGACCCTATTGCATAGCTTTCTATGCGTCAAGCCGTGGGGTCGAAGCAGGGTCGCCCGAGCCGGCCGGTCATGAGCACAGCGCCGTCGTCCGCCTCGATCTCCAGCCAGGACGTGCCGTAGTGGCTCGTGCCCCCGACGCTACCGACCATGGCGCTAAGGCCGATGAAGCCGCCACCGTGTTTCGCGAACAGCCGGTGCTCGCCGTCGATGAGCTTGCGATATAGATCGACCTGCTTGTAGACGCCGCCTCTGACGAGGATCGCCTGAAGGCCCTCGACCTTGTGGAACAGCTTGTCGTAGTTCGGCTTGTCCTTCTGGATCGGATGCACGTTGCTCATTTCACATACCTCGGGTCACGCCAGGCGCTGCTGGTCAGGGGGAAGCCGCGCGCCCAGGGCGGCAGGATAGCCATCAGGCGCTGCACCTCGGCCACGTCGCCGGAACCGATTGGCACCTCGAAAACGCCTTCGTCGTGGACATGCAAGACGACCGGGTAGCCGGCACGTTCGCACGCCATCATGCCGTGCGCCAGCAGATCGCGGCACAGGGCCTGGATGATGTTCTCCCATTCGATCCCGCCGTAGAGGTGGACATCGCCCCACTGGTTGCGCCGGCTGTCCCAGCCCTCGACCACGACCTGCCGGCGAATGCGCTCATACCCGCCGCCTCCGCCGTGTTCGCCCGAGCCTGCGTCACCGATAACCTCCTTCGTCTCCTTGATCCTCGGCCGGAAGTAGGACAGCGGCCGACCCGAGGGCAGGTAGATGTAGAGGAAGCTCTGGTTCTTGGCGCAGTAGATGCGGACCCGGCCGCCGAACAGGTGGATCATCTGGCCGGGGTTCGCGACGGCGTCGATCACCGCGTCCTGCAAGTCCCACCAGCTTTGGACCGTGCGCGGGTGGCCGGATCGCCAGCCGTCCACGACGTACCTGAACGCGGTCCACTGGTCGGGCGAGAGGCCGAACTTGTTGCTGCGCTCGTACTTCGCAGCCGCCGCTTCCCAGCCCTCGACCGTGGCGACAGGCTTGACGGCCGCGAGCAGGCTGTCCGGCCGGACGCCGTAGTTCGCGCCCATGCCCATGAACGCGCCGACCGCCCCCTGGTATCCCAGCGATAGCTCCTGGACCTTGCCGATCTGGCGCTTCGGTCCCTTGCCGATGTTCTCGACGGGCTCGCCGAACGACTTGCTGTAGGCCAGCTTGTAGAGATCGTGGCCGGTGCCGTCGTCGTATGCCTTGAAGGCTTCGATCTTCCACTGCTCGTCCGCGAGCCAGGCCGAGCCGCGCCCTTCGACGTTGCTGTAGTCGCAGCCGATAAGCTCATGGCCGTCAGCCGCGACGATCATGGCGCGTGTGCACTTCCCGATGGCGCGCATTGGCACCATGCCGACAAGCTCGCACCAGTCAACCGCGTCCTTCGGGTTGCCGGCGTCCCGCAGGACCGTCAGCATCTGCTCGATCAGGGGTCCGTCTTCGTCGGGGTCTATGCGCTCCAAGTTGTGAGGTTGATAGAGACTTCCTGCCCACCGTCCGGTAGATGCTTTGTGGTAATTGAGAAGTCCCCTTGCCCTTTCATCAAACCCCGCGCAACGAAGTCCACTAGCGTACTTAGCAAGACTTGTGGCTTTTGCTCCAAGGCGTCGTAGATTAACGACAGCTTCAGCGATAGCGTCGTCGAACAGTCTGGCGTGAGCGAGGATGTCTTCGACTTCGCCCTTGCCGATGCTTGTGACTTCGATGCCCCGGCCATTCAACCACTCCTTCAGCTTCTGCACCTGCGTCGCCTTGGGCACCGCGCCCTCGGTCAGCTTGTTGATCTCCTTATCGACCCGCTTCTTCGCCTCCTCCAGGAAGGCGTCGGCCCGGCGCATCGTCGCCGTGTCCAGCCGGAAGCCGCGCATGTTTACGACCAGGTCGAAGTGATAGATGTCGCGCTCGCTGTCCGATAGCTGCGGCAGCGCGTCGTCGAGCGCACATTCCGCCAGCACATCGTCGGCGCAGTAGTCCCCGAACTCCTGGAACCGAGCCGGGTGATCCTCGGGCTCGTTCCAGTAGAGCTTCAGCGGGTCTTCGTGCTTCAGCGGTTTGCGCGGCACGGAGAAGAAGTTGATGAGGGCGCGGCCGGCGGGGTTCTTCTTGGCGGGCACGCGCAGCAGCGTCGTCGCGCCGTCGAGCGAGCCGAGCAAGGACATTACCTGCGCCCGCGCCATGGTGCAGTCCATCTGGTGCGGGGACATCTTGCCCCACCCCATGCGGTCGCAGACATAGTGCCAGTGTGCCAACTCGAATAGCGCGTTGTGCGCCACGACCGTCGCGCCCGAGGCGACGGCTTCGATCAGTTCGACCGGCGGCGGGTCGCCCCGTCGCCAGCGCTTCACGGCCCCACGACCCCACTCGTCTTCGATGCACCAGCAGGCCCACAGAACGGAAGTCGTCGGGTCCATGGCGTATCGCACGGCCCCGTGCGTCTTCAGATTGATGGCCGACCTGGTCTCGAAGTCGAGGTGGAGCTTCATGGATCAGGCCACCGGGCCTTTGCCGTCGTGGGTGTCCTCGGCAGCGGTGTCGGCCGCGCCTTCGGGCATGTCCGGTATCTTCTTCGTGGGCCACGCCTCCATCAGGGCGGCGTGCTTGCGCGCCGCCTCGACGATGTCAGGCGCAGCGCCGGCTGTCGCAGCCGCAGCCGCCCAGTAGCGAACGGCGTTGGCCGCCACCGCGTCCTGCGCGCGGAGCAGGAACACCGGCTCGTCCTTCGGGATTTTGCGGGTGCGGCCGTTGGTGATGATCTCGTTATAGTCCTTGCGTGCGTGTTTCATCGCTCGCTCCTGTTGGTTGACGCTTCGGGAAAGCCGGGGCCGAAGCCCCGGTCAAGCAGGGCGTGTCAGCCCCAGTCGTCGCCGCTGGCGGCAGCGCCGGTCGTGCTCGGGGTGTCGTCCCAGTTGTTCTGGCCGACGCCCGAGTTCTGCATGATCTGGTTCGCGTTCGGGTCTTCGATGGACACGGTGTCCTTGAAGTCGTCGGGCGATCCGCCACCGCCGGCACTGCCGAAGGAGGTGTCGTCCGCCAGCTTCATCACGGACTGGAGCCCGAAGAAGACGCCGGGGTTGCCCGCGCTCGTGGACTTGATGAGCGCGTACTTGATGTCCACCCAGCAGCCGGGGTAGAGCAGCGTCGTGATCTCCTCGGGCAGCATCGCGACGACACGACCGTCCTTGCGGTGGAAGCAGGGCACCGCCTTTTCGGACTTGCCCGAGGCGAACGGGTAGCCCGTGACATAGCCGGCGGTCGTGTTGTTGATCGGGTCGAGCCCGCCGTCCTTGACCGAGACCTTCAGCCCCTGGTCCTTCATCGCCGAGTTCTTGTTCTTCGGGTCGAGCAGGACCATCGGGTCGCTGACGTTCGGGTAGTGGAGCCGCACGGCCGCCTTCAGCGCCTCCATAATGACGCCGATGTTCTTGTGCGCGAACAGGGCGGACGCCTGGTACTTCGGCTTGTCGCCGGGCTTCGGGTTCTTCGCGAGTTGGGGCTTCGCCAGGCTCGGCCAGGACAGCCGGGTCGCGCCCGTGAACACCAGTCCGCCTTCGCCGATGCGCGGGGGGTTGCCGGTGAGGAGGCGCTCCAGAAGCTCGGGCGCGAGGTTCGACTGGAAGCGGGGGTCAATGGTCGTCATCAGGTATCTCCGTGGATCAGATCGTCACCGCCGAGGCGAAGCCGGCCTCGGCAACGGCAAGGGGATTGACCGCGTCCCCCTTCGCGTCTTCGGGCACCAGCTTGAGGCCCGAACTCTGCTTGACGACGTGCTCGGCCATGGCCTTCACGCCGTCCTTGCCCACGTTCAGCTTGACCAGCTTCTCGCCCTGCGCCGGGGACACCAGCTTGCGGGGGGCGTACTCGTCATCGTCTAGCATGGTCTGCTCGGCGAACCAACGGCGCGCCGCTTCTTCGTCCTGCCACTTCCGGCGTGCGACCTTCTCGACCATCTTGAAGCCGGGGGTCGGGCCGCCGCCCGTGGCGATGCTCTCGGCCGCTGCCTCCAGCCCGTCGCCCCAGGCGTAGAGGAGCGGCAGCACCTTCAGGGTCTCGAATAGCTTGGCCGGATCGCGGCGCATGGCCTCGACCGAGGGCAGCGTCACGGTGACAGTTTCGTCCGGCGGGGAGCCGGCCCACTCGACAGCCTGGTTCGGCACGGCAACAGCTCCTTTGAACAGCGCGGGGCAGGCCGCAGCCATGGCCGCCGGGCACCAGTGGCACTGCGTCTCGCCGGGGATAAGCTCGGGGGCCTCGGTCGTCGCGAGCGCCACGGCCGCGTCCACGTCGTCGCTGAAGGCGATCAGATCGCCGGGGCTGTAGATGGCGGTGCGGATCGGCTCGCCGGCCTGGCAGCGCGGCTGGATGATCGTCGCGTCGATGCGCTCGACCAGCAAGTCCGGCAGGCCGAACAGGACGCAGGCCGCGTAGAGGCGCATCTGCGGCGTGGTCTCGGGGACGTACTTGCCGCGCCCGTGCTTGTAGTCGATCACGATCAGGAGCTTCAGCGACGGGACGTAGATCACCACGTCGGCCGTGCCGCCAATCTCGGTAGGCTCGTGTCCGACGATCAGTCCGTCCTCGTCGTAGATCGGCGTGGGCGTCGGCATGGGCAGGGTGAACTGCCGCTCGACCCACAGCACTGCGTCGGGGTGCTTAACCAAAATCTCGTTAACGTGGTCGAGCGCCTTCTGCACGGCCTCGACATCGTCCAGTTCAAATTCGGGCCAGCCCGCTTGCAGCGAGACGCCGTCGAACTCCAGCACGCTATCGCGGCGCTCGCGCACGGCCAGTTCCAAGAGGGCGTGAGCCCGCGTCCCGGCGGCCATGTGCTCGTTCTCGACTTGGGGCGGCAGGGTGGCACACAGGCGGGCGCTGCCGGGGCAGGCGAGCCACCTGTGTGCCGAGGAGCCGCCGAAGGTGAGGTGCGCTTTGTCGGTCATCAGGCGCGCTCGTAGACATGCCAGACGAAGCTGCCATCCTGGCACGAGCCGATGTAGCGCGAGTGGGCGGGGATGTTGTGCCCGGTCCCGAACACGGCGAACTTGCTCGGCGCTTCAGGCGCGGCGGTGCTCGTCTCGTACCAGAGCATCAGGCTACCGTTCTGCATGCCGACGTGCAGGCCGGCGGCATCACGGGGGATGATCGGCTCAAACTGGCGGCCGAGTTTGTCCATCAGTTCGATCTTGTGCACGGTCTTCGGCATAGCGCGTTCTCCTGTCAGGGCGCGGGGACCGGCGGCACGGGACGCGCCGCCGGGTTAGCTGGTCAGACAGCCCCGTAGAGATCGTCGATGGCGTCCATCAACTGGGACGCCTTCAGGTCTTCGGGGTTCTCGGTGCCGTACTGCTCGACGAGCAGGCGCTTGGCCTTGTCGGCACCGACGACGAGCGCGACTTCCTTGAACGCCTCGACCAGGCTGGCCTTGGGGCGCTTCGGAAGCTTGTCGGCGATCTCCTTCAGGCGCTTCGCCACCTCGTCCGACTTGGGGTCGGCCGGCAGGTTCGCGGCGGCGTCCTCCAGCGTCGAAGCGGCGGCGTCCTGCGCGACGTTGTCGGTCGGCTCGGCCGGCGCGTTGCCGGGCTTCGGACCGGGCTCCTGCTTCGGCTCGGGGTTCTGAGAACCGGGGGCCGGGGCGTCGTCCCAGTTGTCCGCCGCTTCCTTGGACGCGGCCGGCGCGCCCTTGTTGCTCTGCTTGGTCATCGGATCACTCCAGTTTCGCGGGGGCAGGATCGCCCCCACGACTAGCTTAACGCATCAGAGCGTGATTTCGCCACGGCCGATCTTGCCGAGCGTGATTTCGCCACGGCCGATCTTGCCGAGCGTGTCGAGCAGCCGCGCCCGGTCGCTCTCGGCCGTCATCTTCAGCGTGCCGGGCGAGCCGTCCGCCTTCTTGAAGTTGGCGGCGATGTAGTTCTTCAGCTTGTCCGGCCCGCCGACCCCGAGCTTGCCGGCGGCGACGTTCGCCGCAGCGACGAGTTCCTGGTCGGACGGCACCGCGCCGCCAGCATCAGAACCGGATGCGGCAGAAGCTGCGGCCGACTGGTCCTGGGCAGACTGGCTCGCCTGAGCAGCGCCCGCCGAAGGGGCAGTCTCGGTCTTCGTCGCCTTGGTCGCTGCCGGCTTTCCCGTGGTGACGGCGACTTCCTTGCCCGCGAGTGCAGCGGCGATGCGCTCCAGGTCGGCGGGATCGTTCGTCTCGATGTTCAGCGTGATCTTCATGTCGTCCTCGTGGTTGCGGTTCAAGTCATCGCGCATAGAAAGTTATGCAATCCGGCGTGGCGCGTCAAGCCGGAATGTTCTAGAGATCGCGACGGCGGATGACGAGCGGCCCATTCAGGTAGCTCACGACGCGGACGGTCACGCCACGGTATTCGCGGTGGCCGTCGAGATCGCGGGCGAAGATCAGGTCGGACTTCAGATCGACGGCGTCGCGGGCGAACTTCGCGAAGCTGTCCTCACCCCACAGGATGATGAGATCGCGCTGCGGGTTTAGCCTGTGGTCGCCGTTCATGAAGCCGACGATGGCCTTGGCAATGACATCCTTCGGTTCGCCCTCCAGCACGACGACCTTCGTTTCGGTGGTCTCGACCTTCGGGATGTAGCTCTGGAGGAGCCCGGCCCAGTTGGCGATCCGCCAGGCCAGGCGCTGGAACAGGGTCAGCGGCGGTAGGGCCTGCGTTATCGGGGGCAGCGCCCTCGGGACGAGGCGGTCGCGCAGGACTAGCTGTGCGGTGTTGAACGGATTGATACGGGTCACGCGGCGTTCTCCTTCTTCGCCATGGCTTCTTGCAGGTTGTCCTTGTCGGTGATCGAGATGATCGTGTTCGCCTTGCGGGTCACGATCCCGGCCACCGCGTCGTCGAAGCTGTTCTGGAGCATCACGAAGCGCGCGAATGTCGGCCGGGTCTGGCCCTTGCGGCGGATACGGCGCACGGCCTGGACGTTGTCAGCCGGAGTCCAGGAGCTTTCCAGCATGTCGAGCCGGCAGGCGGCCGTCATGGTCAGTCCGGTGCCGGCGGCGGTGATGTTGCCGCAGATCACGCGGACCCCCTTTGGGTCGTCCTGGAACGAGCGCACCGTGTCCTCGCGCTGGCGCTCGGATGTCCCGCCAACGATCATCTCGGCACGGATGCCATGCTGGTTCAGGTGCTCCGTGACGATCTGCAAGCCCCGGCGGTGGTGGCCCATGACCACCAGCTTGTCGATGGTGCCGGACTTCAGTTCCTCGGTGATGAGCCGCGCGTAGCCGGGGGCCTTGGCCTCGGCGATCATGGCGCGCAGGGTCGCAATGTGGGTGCTGTCGTCGAACGACAACTGCCCGCCCCCGGCTTCGATGCTCTGGAGAATGCGGTCGGACAGGCCGGGGTACTCCTTCAGGTACTCGACCACGGCGCGGCTATCGCCATCGACCGGAAGTACGTCTAGACGGATCGGCGGCAAGGAGCTTCCCACGTCCTCGAATGTCCGCATCAGCGACATGTCGCGCATCATCGCCTGAAGCTCTGGCAGGGCTTCCTTGCGGACGGAGTTGGACACCGAGAAGGTGCCGATGCGCTGCTTGAAGAACCGCTTCTGGAACGCGGTGAAATCGAGCTCGGTCTGAGCCGACAGGCGCAGCGGCACCCACAGGTCGGCCGGGTCGTTCTTGATCGGCGTCCCGGTCAGGCACCAGACATAGCTCGCCATGCCGGCGATGGCCCCGATCCCGTCGCCGTGGTCGCCGACGATGGCCTTGGTCCGCTTGGCGTCGGGGTTCTTCAGGTAGTGGCTCTCGTCGATGATGAGGCAGTCGAAGAAGTCGCTCGCGATGTCCTTCCACCAGCCGGTCGCTTGCTCGAAGCTCATGACCAGCACGTCCACGCGACCCTTCTGCCACGCGACCAGGTCGAACACGCTGTCGGCCTTGACCACGCGCGGGTTGCTGCGGCCCCACAGCTTGAACTGGAAGGGCCAGACCTGGCGGACGCCGGCCGGGCAGATCACAATGGTGCGCTCGGCCTTGACTAGTTCGCAGGCGCGGATCGCCTGCGCCGTCTTGCCAAGGCCGGGCTCGTCGAAGATCGAGGCGCGGTAGCTGGCGGCCAGGAACGCAGCGCCGTCGATCTGGTAGGCTTCAAGCTTTTCCACAGGGCAGCTTCTTCGGGTCTACGAGGAGAACGCGGATCGGAGCGTGGGTGGAGCACACGGCGAACACCGACTCTCCGTCTTGGAATAGCCGCCAGTTGTCGTGCCCAGGCGGAAGATCGTAGACCTTCTGAAAGCCGGGCCGTGGTTCGGGGGCGCGTTTACTGTTTTCCATGGCGAGTAGCTTTCTCGGCCGCAGCCGCCTTCAGGAACTGGAAGTGGGTGTAGGCGTGCCGGACACCGGCCAGCCGGGCTTCCTGCCTGCACCACAGGGCTGTCTCCAGGTGCCGGGTGCAGGTGCGATAGGAGTGCACGCTGGTCAAGCCCTGGCGCTGCGCCATGGTCTGCACGCGCCCCAGCAGGTTCTTGATTTCCTGCTTCGTAATCACGGCTCGTCCTTCCTCCCCTCGGTCGCGGGCGCTAGGGCGGCGCGATCAAGGCGCTCGACAAATTGCCGGAACAAGCGAGCTTCATCCACATCCGCGAATTTGGCCTGATCCGCATACCCGTCCCGCACCTTGCGAATTCGAGCCAATGCGGCTTGCGCAGCTTCCTCCCGCATCTCCACCGTGGCGGGCGCGGGATGGGCAAGGTAGACTGGCTCGGTGTAGTAGAAATTCTTATCTCGACTGCACCAGAACGATTTGCCATCGTTATCCCCCGCGCGCATATAGCCCACCGCCTCACCCCTCGGGCTGGCGTCGCTGGCGAGGGCGCTCAGAATGCGAGCTTCGTATACAGCCTGCGCCCGAGCCTTCGCTTGTGGCAGAGTGTCGAATTTCTCGCCTGCGTCGATACCGTTGATCGTCAGAGGGAACTTGCCGAAGCAGCCCGCACGGCTGGTGTCGATCACCGCCTCAAACTTGTTGTTGCTGTCGCGTGCCCGCCATTCGGGGTAGTTCGCCGCTGGATTAGGCTCGCTCCACTCAAGTGGCTTCACCCGCACCCCGCTCCCGCTCGGAGCCGGCGCTGGGGCGTCGCTGGCGAGGGGTGGCAGCAACTCCGCAGCAAGACGGCCTTCCTCGCGTCCCATCCGATGGGCGTTGTTCAGGTCTTTGCGAGTGATCCGTTCGCCGGTCACATGGTGAAGCATGTCATCCGGCTTGCCGATGGCATACCCGATAGACGCGGCAACATCGATAGCGAGGCAATAGCGCTGGTCGAAAGTCAGGTCGCGCCACGCGATCGGCTCACCCCCATCCTCCACCCCGCTCGCCGGCAAGGCTTCAGGGGATGGGGCAATCCGATATTCGACGGCGCCGAACTGGCCCCGCTCACACAGCATCATCCGGCCCCATGCGGGGTCAAAGCGCGCGTAAAGCACCGCATCAGCGGCCACCGTCCCCTGCGCGGCGGGGGTTGAGAGAGGTTCAGTCATGGTTCCATCCTCATGCAGACGTAGCTCGGCCAGATTGCCAGGCTCACGACGGTGACACTGCACCTCTGCTCCGCGAGGCCCGGCAGGAACTCGACGTGGAGCCCCTTCATATGCTCGTCATCGACCACCACCCCGAGCGCGTTGGGGCTCGTCTTGGACGGCCCCTTCAGGATGTCCGACACCAGCTTGATCCGGTTGTCGATGTCGCCCCGCATCCGGGGGTTCAGGTCTAGCCACAGCCCATAGCTGCCGGGCTCCAGGACCGGCAGGTATTGGCCGCGCCCGTGCTCCTCCAGCACCTCGCGCTCCCAAAAGCGATAGCTCGCCGTCTTCTGCGTGAGGTGGCTACCCCGCCGAGCCGCGAACGCCTTGTTCACGGACGGCGGGGTCGGCAGGTTCACCGAAACGATCTGCGACCGCTCACGCATTGGCTAGCTGCTCGTTCATGTAGGCGATAGCGCCGTTGTAATCACGATCCCATCCGTTCAGCGCTTTGCGCGGGATGTCGCCTTCCCAAAGCACCTCGGCCGCGAACTCGTGGCTGTCTCGGCCCACCTTCAGTAGCCCTTCAGGGCTTAACGTTCCGCGCCACCCGCCATTGATGACGTCAAAATGCAGGACGCCTTCAGCGTCCCGCTCCCCTGTGCACCACAGCGTCACCGTCTTGGAACCGGGGTGCCCGATGCCGAACGTCGCCATCACACGCCCTCGGGCTTCAGGACGGCGTCGGTGCTCAACGCCTGGTCGATGGCGTCGATGGCCTCGCGGCGAGCATGAAGCTCGATACGCAGGCGCTGCACCTGGTCCGGCTTCACGCCGGGCCACGGGCGCTTGCCGTTGCGGATCATCGAATAGTAGCCCTTGGACAGTCCGAGGATCGCGGCCATGTCCGTGTCGGGGATGCCGGCGGTGCTCAACAGGCCGGGCAAGGTGGGCGCGGTCGCGACCGGCGCGGCATCGTCCCAGCCGGCGTCCAGGACAGGCGCAGGGGCCTCGCTGGCGGGCTCCTCGTCCCAGGCGTCAGGCTCGGCCGGGTCCATGCCGCTGTCCACGTCAGCGCGGTCAGCAGCTTCGTCCTCGGCGATCTCGGCCTTGGTCCGGCGGGCCTTGCCCGGCGACGGCTTGCCGCGCTCGCGCTTCGGGGCCGCAGTGGGTGCAGCGTCATCCCAGTCGTTCGTGTCGGACAGGTCGGGCTCGTCCCAGTCGTCGCCACCCTGGTTGACCAGCAAGGTCGCGGGCACGTCCGGCTTGCTGGTGGCGGCAACGCCGAGCTTCGCCAGGCGCGGATCGAGTTCGATGTAGGTGGCCACCTCGTCATGCGGCCGGGGCGGCACGGGGAAGCTCTGGACCGCGACCGCGAAGGCTTCGCGCACCGCCTCGACACGGGCCTGCCAGTCGGGAGCCGCGAGCACGGCCGACAGGTCGATGTCGGGGCCGTCCTCCAGGTGCTCGCACAGGACGTTCTCCAGGTTCGCCAGCGGGCCGTCCTCGGCAATGGCGACATCGCACTCGGTCGCGACGAGTTCGGCGATCTTGCCGAGCCCGCGCGACATGGCGCTGCGCGCATTCTCGGTCGCGACCGTGTTGCAGGTGGCCTGGATGACCGCGAGCGTCGGGGCCGAGCCTTCGGGCCAGAGCGTCGGGTCGTCCTTCATCGACAGGCCGAACTCGTCCGCCGCCTTCTCCGCTGTCTTCTCGAAGCTGAACATCAGGTTTCTCCAGTGGGTTTCGCATAGAACGTTATGCGTTTTCCCCGGCTCGGTCAAGCCGCTGGCGCTCACGACTGCCGCCCTTGTGAGGCGGCAGGGTGTGAAGGTCAGGCGCGCTTGAGGAGCTTCGGCGAGATGCCGCGATCTCCACAGTTGCGGTTCGGCCCGCCAGGCGTGTAGCGCGACCGCGAGACGTAGTTCTTGCCACTGGCGAGGCGATAGGTCTGACGATAGCCCGAGGGCTCGCGCTTGTCCGGCACCATCGCGCCGGCCAGGACACGCCCTGCCATCAGGAGGGCGCTGAGAAAGCTGAAACGAGGCTTGTGCATTGTCGTTCTCCGTCTAGAGCTACCGGGATTGGCGCTCACTACTGCCGCCCGAGAGCGGCAGGGTGTGAAGGTCAACGATCTTCTTCGAGCGCGGATAGGCGGTCGAATACGGCTCGCCAACGTTCGTCTTCTGGCAGGCTCATGAACTGTCCAAACGGACTGCTCTCATAGTCCTCCTGTTCAGCGCGCCTCGCGGCCTCGTTAGCCCGCCCTGCTGCCTCCCCGCACGGACGGCACAAGGATGACGATCTCGGGTTCTGGTGGTCTACGCCGCAGTTGCGACACGGCGTCCAGTACCTTCGCATGACAGTTTTCCCTTTCTCGGTTCAGAGCGTGGCGCTCACGACTGCCGCCCTTGTGAGGCGGCAGGGTGTCAGCGTCACCACCACACGATGCCGGGAGTGTTGTCCCGTTGATAGTCGGCCATCTCGTCATCCACGATGAACCAGTGCACGGCGAAAGCGAGGCTTATAGCGAGCCGCACGATCTCGTAGCTGGCGCGCCGCATTGGCTCGCACTCGACATAGCAGGCTTGACGGTTCTCGTTCACGGCGGGGGCTCCTTAGCGGTTGAGGGCAGAGTGACAGGTGTCGTGCGAGTGGCGCTCCAGGCACGTCGTCATGGCCTGGTCGCGGTAGTCAATGCGCGCCGCGACGAGCGTGATGCACGCCACGATGGCCGCGAGGATGACGCATTCGACGAATTTGGCGGGTCCGATCAACATGAGCCGCTTTCCCTTTTCCGGTTGAGGTGCTGGAGCCTGGCGCTCCCCATTGCCGGCCCGATCTGGACCGGCAAGGCGGGAACGTCACGCGCGGCGGTAGGGCGCATCTAGGGACTTGCCGAGCGGCCATGTCTCGCCGCGTGTCTCGCAAGCGCTGTAGCGGCCGTCTAGCTCGCCATCCTTCCGCGTGCGGACGACCGTGTTTGACAGCCACTCGGCATCGCTGGCGAACTGCGGGGCGTAGAACGTGCCGTCAGCGCGTTCCTTCAGCGCCCAGCGTGGGACGTGTTCCATCGTGAAGCGGTGCACGAAGGTTGCGAGAATGTCGCGCTGGACGCTCGGCTTGCACAAGCTGGCGAGGGTGCGGGGGCCGTATGCCATGGGTGTATCTCCAAGGTTGTGAAGCGGGCGCTTCGTGCTGCGTCGCGGAGCGGCGCAGTGTCGAAACGTCAGGCTTTCGGCAGGTATGTGCGATAGTAGCTCGCGCCGCGCTCTAGCTCGATCCAAGCGGCCGAGCCGGGCTTGACATCTCGCGCATGCCCGCGCGCCGTGTATCCCTCGGCCGAGAGGAGCTTTCCGGCCTCGTCGAACCAAGCAGAAAACTTCATAGGCGACGCGCCTATATAGGCTTTGTGCACAACGAAACCGCCATTGCTGAATGCTGAAACCTGCGGCATTTTGATAACTCCTGTTTGCAGTGAAGCGGGCGCTTCGGAGTACCGCGCGGAGCGCGGCACGGTCGAAACGTCCTTACGGCGCGTGCGCGTTGTAGCGCTCATGCTCCGGGGCAGTGATAAAGTCGAACGCCATTTTGCGAGCGCCCAGATTCTCGCGCTGGCGGATGTCCGGATCGCTCGCGACGCTGTAGAGGAACAGGATTGCGAGATAGCGCCGGCCATGCTCCGCGTCATAGACGGTCTCGAAATGATAACCGCGCTCGCGGCAGGTCGCGACAAGCTGCGTTAGCGTGGCATTGCGTGCGGCGGCGTCATTCATTCGATAGGCGCGGTGGAACGCGGCGCTGAGAAGCCCGTGCCCGCGACTGTCAGCAATAAATTGCCCGCGACGCGAGAACTCAGGAACAGATTTGACTTTCTGAAACATGTGATTTGCTCCGGTTTGTGTGTTGCGATGTCCTTTACCTAAACCTAGGCAAACCGTGTGTCAAGCGGATTGCGAACAAAAGTTTTCAACCCCACTCCTCAAAGGGGAACAGGCCGGTTTCCAGCACGCTGCGAACGTCAGTTAACAGGATACCGACGCTTGAGGTGGTGACGATTGAGCCGCGAAAGCCGGACAAGCGCAGGCCAGTGACTGGCGAGCCAGCGCAGTAGCGTGGCGAGCGCGACGCGGTAAAACCGCGATCAACGGCCCAAACTACTGTCTCGCGATCCATGGCGAAGCGCTCGCGGATGATAGCGCGCCAGCGATCCACGTCTTCGCCGCATGGCGCACATGGGACGGTCGAGCCGACTTGCCAAGCCCACTCGCCAGCGTGGCGCAGTGCGAACAGGATGTCAGCGGTCAGGAGCGTGAAGCCGGACACGGTTACGAGCGCGCCGCGACCAACGACGGGCTTGCCGCCGGCTAGGTCGCCCCATGGTGCGCGCTTGGTCGTGCGGCGGCCGGTCACGGGCTTGGATGACCAGCGCACGCGGTCGCCATCGAGTGCGAACAGGTCGAGCAGATCGGGCGGGATGTCGGCTTCGAATGACTTGGTTGGATAGGGCATTGATAACTCCTGTTTGCCTAGGCTTTAGGGTTAGGTTGATTGAGTAGGTCGGTTTAGCATCCAATTCCCGTATAAGGCAAGCCGGCAAATCCGGCTATTTGCCGGGTTATGCGACAACCTAGCGTGTAGGGATAAGCGCACGGCAGTTGCCGGCGCTCGCCTTGCGCTACGGTGTCGCGGTGGGTCGAGTGAACAAGCCGAGTATTGGCTATTCGCTGACGTGATTGTGGCGGTGGATAGGTTGTGCACGATGCGATTGCGGGCGATGCAACGCGCTCTAGCGCCACTGCCGCCTCACTTGGTTCACCGGGCCTTAGTCAACGCTTCACCGTGCTTGCAAACGTGCAAGCTAGTGAATTATTGTTCACTCCAGATTGCCTAGGCATATCAATGACTTAGCGACCAGGTCGGGCCGCGCGCACTGCCGATTTGATGCGAAAACTTGAGTTTGCAGCCTGCCAACTTAGGGGCCGGGGGAGCCCCCAAACAATTTGCACAGGCGCGCGCGGTACCTGATACGCATTTTTCGGGCGGTTTACGGGCAGGGGTACTTGTCAAAACAGAGAAACAATGCGAGGGGTACTAGATAGCAAGGAGACGAAGCAGTGACAGAGACAGGACAGAGAGTACGAGAACTGCGGGTTCAAGGCATGACACACCAGCAAATATCCGACGAGCTTCGGGTGTCGCGCAAAACCGTGAAGTACTGGCTCAGCGACAACTACAGAGCACGGAGAAGCGAAGAAGCTAAAAGGCGCAGCGCTCGTCGGTACCACGAGAAGCGCGACGAACTGGAGGAGCGGAGGCGGCTTAGAGCAGCACGTGCAGAAAACACAAGTTTGCTGTATCGCGCCACGAACCTATTCATGCGGGCTAAGTCGAGAGCACTGGTGAAAGATGTTGCGTTCGACCTGACGGAAGCTTGGATAGCGGATGCGCTTATCTGCGGTACATGCGCCAGGACGGGAATAGCGTTCGAGCCGAGCGGCCCGTGGGCTGCGTCGCTGGATCGGGTAGACAGTAGCCGGGGGTATGTAGCCGGGAACGTGCAAGCGGTGTGCTGGGCGTACAACCGGGCCAAGGGCGCGAGCACCGACGCCGTGGTTCTGCGGCTCGCGGTGGCGCTGGTACAGAAAACTATAGTTAACAACGGAACGACGTTCGACGAACTGGTGGCTTCCGTGGTTCCGGTAGAGTGGGACTGATAACTTTTGTTCTGTGAGTTACTTCTTAGACCGCCGGGCTACCCAGTGATCCGTCCATTCGCCCGGCACTTGACAAGGCCGAAGCCCTGTGGCCATTTGCCAACCAGCGGCCCCCGGCTTCATCACATCTCGGCGCGCTGAGTTGGTGCCCTGCCGTGAGGCGGGCACAGGCGGGGGCCGCTAACAAGGAGGTTGATATGGCAGGCGATCCAGCCGCATCGGAACAGGTCACGCACGATATGCGGTCGAGTGTCCCGCTGCGCGCGGTCTGGCGCGTGGTCTACACGATCAACGGCGGCCCCGAGCAAAGGTCGGACTGGACGGCCATCGGCGAGATGCAGAGCGTCCCGAACGGAGCGAAGTACGTCCGGCCCGAGTTCGACGGCGAGGTGATATCGGGCGGGCCGTGGCTTGGGATCGGCGGGGGGCCGAGGACATGAAGCTGACTGTCGAACAGGAAACAGAGCTTCGCCGCTTTCCAGCCAGTGGGGGCTGGGTGCGCGTGAGCATAAACCGGGCCGGGACGATGAAGCGCGGTTCCGTGCTCCGTCAGCAACTGAAGCGCAAAGGACTGCTCGCGCAGGACGCCAAGGTGAGGCGGCTGTGGAAGCGGACCCCCGCCGGCTGTGAACTGGTGCCCTGATGCCGTCTGACGCCCGCCTCCCCAACGCCCTCCCCGGCCCTGTCGCTCGGCCAGGCAACGCGCAGGGCAAGATCAAGCTGCCCGCTCCGCTCGCGGCCGGCATCCTGCCGCCGGACGACAGCCGGATGTGGCTGTTCGTGCCCAAGGCGGTGCAGCAGGGCGAGAGCTTCATCCAGGACGACACCCGCGATTGGTTCGACGAGCGCGAGCGGAAGGTCGTGATCTGCCGGGAATACGTCGATCACCCCCGCTGGCTGATCGTCGGGACCAACAGCATTCGGGCGCGGATGCACAACGCCCACATCGTCGCCGAGGTGCACATGCTGGCGCGGCTGCACGCCGGCAAGCCCGAGTACCCCGACTGGGTGCCGGCGCGCATGACGGTGAAGCAGCAGCAGGCCGATCTCGCGTTCCGGCTATCCAAGACGGCCCGTGAGACCTTCGTGAAGGAAGGCAAGGCCGCGATGGAAGCCTTCGCGCAGAAAGCGCCGGGGCAGTTCATCAAGACCATGATGGCGACCTTCATCCCGAAGAAGATCGAGAGCGACGTGACGGTGCGGCCGGGCGAAGCGCTCGACCCCGAAGCGGCCGATCAAATCCTGGCGGTCCTGAACGAGGAGTTGAAGCGCCGCGCCGAGGAAGCCAAGGTTGTCGCGACAACCAACGTGCTCGACTACGAGGACATCGACGTGGCCGAGGCCATGCAGGGCGCGGCCAAGACCTTCGAGCAGGCGACCGTCACCGGCTCGGCCGAGCGCGTCGGCACGCTGCGGATGCCGGACCATACGAACCTGGCGGACGGCCTGAAGCAGGTCGTCGATCTGGAGGCCGACGTTCCGGCCGAAGTGGAGTGGGACTGATGGGCCACCTTCGCACCTACGCGCTGATCTACGGGCTCGCGGCCTGGACCTTGATCGGCATGGCAACCATGGGCGGCCGGACAGTCTCGTCCTCGCCCGAGATCGCACGGAGCACACGATGAAGCGGCTATGGCGACGCTTTCTCGCGTGGACCCGCTTGGACAAGGCGGCAGTGTGCGAGATGTCCATCGGCCGTGAAAAGCACGATGATTACCACGACTACCCGGATGCGGACCCTCCGTACCCGTGGCACATGCACACCCACCGATGCCGGCGATGCGGCAAGGAGTTCACGATATGAGCGATGTTCTGAAGCGGGTCCAGGAGAGTGTCGCGGCCCGGCGGCCGGAAGCCCGCAAGATCGACGCGGCCGACCGCAAGGAGGCCACCTTCTCGGCCGATGCCGCCAAGGCGCGCGAGGTGGTGCGCCACCTGAAGGCCGGCGAGCTTCACCTGGTCGCGGCGTGCATCGCCAAGGTCACGTCCGACACGAAGGCCAAGCATGGGCTGGAGGAAGCGGTCGAGCGCTTCATGGCCGCGAACATCGCCTTCATGCGCGAGGAAGGCCAAGACCTGAACCGGGTCGTCGGCTGGATGGGTGTCGGCCATGGCCGCATGCCCGAACTGCCGGAAGGCGCGCCGGCCTACAAGGTTGAGTTCGCCGCCGCCTGGAACGCCATGCTGTCGGCTGTCAACGAGGCCACGAAGGTCGGCGTGCACAAGCCGCATCGCGAGCACCCGATCATGCTCATGGCCGATCTGGAGGTGCCGGCTAACACCGCCAGGATCATCACCCCCGACCATATCGAGTGGAACTGATGGGCAAGCCGGACATGAAGATGCTGCAAGAGTGTCAGAAGCTCGGGCTCCTGACCCCCTACGGCGAGCGCTGCCTTGCCGAGATGGAGGCCGAGCAGCAGGCCGATCAGCGGGTGCTCGAAGCGGAGGCCGGCGAGCCGTTGGGCCGTCGCGCCACGCACGGCGAGTTCTACCACGCCGCCGCCGCGTATGACGGCATAAAGGCCGCCATCGACCGACACCTGAAGAAGGAGCTTCCGCCGCCGCAGCGCTATGCGCTGGACATGATCGCGGTGAAGCTGGCGCGGATCGTCGCGGGCGACAACTACCACGAGGACCACTGGCGCGACATCACCGGCTATGCGAGCCTGGTGGCGGATAAGCTGGAGCGCATGCCGCAAGGACCGAAGGGCCACTCGTGAACATCGACCAACTCAAGAGCCTGTCGGATGATGAACTTCAGGCGCTCGTGCAGCGGGTCAATGCCGCGAAGCAGGAGCAGACCAAGTTCGCGAAGCTGTCCGACTATCGGCCCTACCCGAAGCAGGCATACTTCCACGAGCTAGGCTCCCGCTACCGCGAGCGCCTGTTCTCGGCCGGCAACCAGTTGGGCAAGACCTACTCGGGCGCGGCCGAGCTTGCCTTCCACCTGACCGGCCGGTATCCGCCCGGCTGGAAGGGCCGGATGTGGTCGCGACCGACCGCTTGGCTGGCGGGCTCTGAGTCCGGCGAGTTAACCCGCGACGGCATGCAGCGCCTGCTCGTCGGGCCGCCGTCGATTGAGGAGCTATGGGGCACGGGGCTGATCCCGCGCGAGTGCATCGCGCAGCAGCCGAAGCGCCGGGCCGGCGTGAAGGACGCCATCGACGCGGTCGTGGTCAATCACGTCCAGGGCGGCCAGTCGGTGCTCCAGTTCAAGAGCTTCGACCAGGGCCGCGCGAAGTGGCAGGCGAGCACCGTGGACGGCGTCTGGCTCGACGAGGAGCCGCCCTACGACGTTTACGAGGAAGCCGTCACCCGAACCAACGCGACCGATGGCATGGTCTACATCACCTTCACGCCGCTGAAGGGCATGTCGCAAGTCGTGATGAAGTTCTTCCAGAACCCCGGCAACGACCGCGTCGTGGTTCAGATGACCATCGAAGACGTGGGACACTATAGCGATGCACAAAAAGCCAGAATTATCGCATCTTATGACGACGCTACTCGGGATGCGCGTACCAAAGGCATACCCGTTCTCGGTTCTGGACGCGTCTTCAATATCGCTGAAGATCGCATCAAGATCGACCCTATTCAAATCCCCGATCACTGGGCGCGTATTGGCGGCATGGATTTCGGCTGGGATCACCCCTTCGCCGCCGTCGAACTCGCCTGGGATCGCGACACCGACACACTTTACCTGACCCGCGAGTACCGCGAGCGCAAGCAGACCCCGCTGGTGCACGGCGCGACCCTGAAGCAGTGGGGCGCTCGCCTGCCGTGGGTCTGGCCTCACGACGGCAACCAGACCGACAAGGGCTCGGGGCTCCAGTTGGCGAAGCAGTATCGGGCGGCGGGCCTGAGCATGCACGAGAGCCACGTCACATTCGAGGACGGCTCGGTCGGTGTCGAAGCCGGCATTATGGACATGCTGACCCGGATGAACGAGGGCCGCTGGAAAGTCTTCAGCACCTGCACGATGTGGTTCGAGGAGTTCAACATCTACCACCGCAAGGACGGCGTGCTCGTCAAACTGGCGGACGACTTGATATCGGCGAGCCGCTACGCGATGATGGGGCGCAGATTTGGGCGAACCATGAACCGT